CATACACTATAACCCCCGACTGTTCACCCAACCAATAATCATTAGACACTCTTTCTCTAGAAGCCTCGTAGTACTGGAAGAAATCCATATCTGCGTAAATGTGGAAACCGTCATCATACGTCTCTATCATGCCAGGAGGAGAATCCTCAGACACTACTGAGACTGGAACTCTCGCTAGTACCTTACGCTGAAGTGGGTAATCATACCATCTGCCTAATAGAAAGAGCGGCACTGCCTCTATAGAAGGAACATAAGTTCCGTCATCCCATCCTTTTGGGTGAAGTCTCATCATTAGTCTTCGCCAATATAAATAATAAATTGGCTTGGTCAAACCAAAGAAGGAGATTGCTTCTGCAGGAGAAGAACAGAGTTCGCTCCATTCCTCTGAAAAATACCCTATATCCACTGGAAGACCAAAACCATAAGTATAAGGAATTACCCGATAGAAAGGCATGTACCCTACATCTCCCAGGCGAAAACTTTCCAGCTTTTCTAGTGCATCTATCTCCATCTCATCCGCCCTCTCTCATTTTCTTTAGCTTCTCATCAACCAGAACCTTGGCATATTCATAACAAGCATCAAAACACTTGTAAGCCTCATTTAGAAGTCCCTTTTCTTCCAACTCAAACTCCATAGCCTCTATATCCCCATCCCTAGGTGGTGGAAAAATGTACCTAAGCATTAAATTTCTTAAAGCCTTCAAATCCCTTTCATCCATGCTACACTTCCAGCAACAAGAATATCTTTAGTTTACGTGAAGGATGATATTCTCATCTCTCTTGTCTCTTATAGCTTATTCTATACCAGAACCCAGCCATAGGACCTTCTAACAGATTAACCACCATTCCATACTGTTGTCCCCCTTTTTGCCCTATAGTATAATAGACTTCTTTAACTTGAGCTCTATATCCTATGCAAGAACGAACCCACTTTTTGGCCTTACAACTATAATTCACTATTATTACATCCCCAATCTTCACATCTCCATATCCTCTCACAGAATATCTTCTTTTCATTTTCCCATGCGAAATGTACCCATTCACATAAAAGATAGAAGGCACCCTTTTAACTCCTTTTTGCCTTGATTCTTCTATTCTTCCAACGTGCTCCATTTTTACTTCCTTATTTGTATATCCCTTTACATTCCGCTCAAAACCTTCTCTATTCCTTCATTAGTTAGAGTGCTTCCACACAAAGGACAAGTCTTCTGTTCTCTAATCTTTTGAAAATACTCTTGCTTCAAAGTTTTCAACCTCTCCTCAACTCCATCAATAGAACCCTGTACTTTTCTAATCTCCGTTAAAAGATTCACTTCTTTCTGCAAATTGTCTTTTCTTTTCAATAAATGAAGACAAGTATCAACAACCTGTTTTGATCCTTCCATATCAACAAGACTCTCTCTCTTCTTCTCCAACTCATCCAATACCTTCTTTGTACTTTCCAATTCTTTATATTCTTGAGTCAATTCCTTTTGTTTCCGTAGAAGTTCTTCTAACTCAGGCAACTCCTCCCCTATCCTCAACCATTTTTTTAATCGACCAATACTAAAATCTACTTCCTCAAGGTCCTTTAAGTAAGACTGTAAATCACTTTCTTGTTTAAGAATCTCATCTTCTGTCTCATCAAGCTCAGTCAACTGATTCACAATTTCCTCTACTTCATCTAAGTAACTCAACCTTTTCAATTGCTCAGTTTTCTCTAGTAATGAATTCTTTTTCTCCTCTATCTCACGATTAGTAGAGTTTATTCTTGAAGTTAACTCAGAAACAGCAGGATCAAGAACACTAAGTCCCATCAACTCATTAAATACCTTAGCAACCTGACCAGGAGAATCAGTAAGTAAAAAATATGGGTCTAATTGTTTCTGAATATTGATATCCGACATATTCAAAAGAGCTGTTACTTTTGGTGGGACGGTTGTTCCTACATGAGAGAAATCATCACCAGGTACTATGTACTTTCCTACTGTCTTATTTTTCTCTAAAACAATAGTTTTTCCTTCACCTGTTTCTATCTCTACCTTAACAGGTCCTTTAGAAGAAGAATTATGGAAACGATAACCAAGCGGTCTATAAGTCCGTAACAACTCAAATGCCCTAATTATAGCTGTCTTTCCTGCTTGCGACTGTCCTTGGATTACATTCAATCCAGGAGAAAACTCTAACTTTGTGTCTTTATGTGATTGAAAATTCAACACCTTAAGAGATTTTATCATTGTGAACACTCCGTTCTTCTATTTATTACTATTATACAAAAAACTTCAAAAACTTATCTTCTCTCTAATTACTTTTGGATCCAACCAATCTAAAAATTGGCTGAAGTTCACTATCTCTATTTCCCCATTGTAAATAAGAACCTTATAAGGATACACACCAGCAAAGTTGAATAAATCATTATGACGATACATTGCCAGTTCTTCTCTTCGATCTCTCTTAAATATCAGGAGGGGTTTATTTCCTGCCTGTTCTGCTTCTTTTATCGCTTCTATCCAAAAAGAAAGAATTGTTGTCTGTTTATTAGAATCCAATAAATCAAGAACATCATAACTACCATAGCCACATTTCAATTCAATAGTGAATAAATCAATCAAAGGTTTGCCTACAGGGTCTGTATAAGTAATATCTCCATACTGTCCTGCTGTCTTTTTCCCTTGTTTCAATCTACTTGTGGCCCGTCCTCCGCTTACTGAAGTCCTCCAAAATACATCGTCCCTTTTTCCTTCAGTCCACCAAAGAGACAATTGTTTGCATATTTTTCTTTCAAATGCTGCTCCTTTTGAATGACCCCCTCCTCGCTTCATTCTCAAACTTTCCTTTCAACAGATAAAATTGTCTTCCATTTATTCAAAATCTCTTTCTTGTTGAAACTAGCGAAATCATACCGAGCACACAAATCTAAAAAGAAATCTAAGCCTGATTCCCTAGCTCTCAAATCCTCCTTTACACTCTTAAATAAAGGAGTACCTTCAAAAGGTAACTTTACCAATCTAGTATTCAATTCCATCATTTTCTCATTCTCTTTCCAGATCTCATCAAATTTACTAGGGTTCTGAGATAAAAGCTTACATGCTTTCTTATATCCATACCCTTTAAGTCCTTTAACATTATCCGTATTACAACCAGCAAACGCTTTAATCTTCCACCAATCCTTAGATGAAATGTCCCATTCCTCTTTAAAACTCAACCAGGTAACAATATCCTTCCCATACCAAACAGGTTCCCTATATTTATGTACCTGCATTGTAATATACGACAACAGTTGCCACAAGTCATTATCAGTACTGACTATAACACAATCAGAAAACTTATTGTTCATAACTATGCTAGCAAAAATATCATCTGCTTCATACCCTTCTGCTATATAGCTAGCTTGAAATCCTAAACCCGGAATTATTTCCTCTCTCAATCTATCTATCTGAGCAAAACCTTGCTGTAATTGTTTCATTTCCCATTCAGACTTGTTATTATGTCTCCCTTTCTTGTAATCAGGATAAATCTCCTTCCTCAAAGACTTCTTATCATCCCAGACAAACACCAAATCAGAGGTCTCAAACTTATCAGCTATCTTCAATACTTGATTGAGAAATCCATATATGACCCCTGTAGATTTTCCTCCATAAGAAAGATCACCCACCGTGTACAATGCTTTATAAGCTATCTGACTTGAATCAATTAACACAACCATCTAGATACCTCTCTTCTTTTTCCTGCTACTTTTAAACTTTGATTCTATTTCCCTCCATAGCTCTGCCGTACTTTCCTTCAAAAACATGTAAAGGTCATTCTCTTCAACAAAATCTATAGCATCATCCAACGCCTTAAAACTCTTACCTTTCACCTGGTAAGTACCCCACCCTAACACTGCTTTCTGATATTTCAACATGTCCCTTATGTCATCAATTCCATACGAAAATATGATGCTAATGTCAGCCGACCTGAAAGGATCATCCACTGAAGATTTCTTCACTATGCAATTACTAGTTATCCCAATTACTTTTTCAATCTTGTTCTTTCCTATATTAACAACCTTCTTTATTTTAGAATTTGTCTTGGCTGGTCCTACTCGAATCCGAAGAGAAGAATAAAATCTAACTGCTCTTCCACCGGGAGTAACTTCTTTCTCTCCAAAAGTAACACCAATGTTTTCCCTAACCTGATTTGTAAGGAGTAAGATTATTCCTTTTTTAGCCACTTCCCTTGCAATCCTACGGAGCCCTTCAGAGAACTCCTTGGCCCGTCTCATTCCATATTGATCTTTATCTTCCATCTCCATTTTTGTTGAAAGAGCAGCCAAACTATCACAAGCAATAACATCTATCAACTTATCCGAAGAAGGTTCCCAATCCCTTATTATCTGAAAAACCTCCTCTACAGTATCAGGCATGAAGTAATTTTCTTCCTTGATATCCAATCCATAGAGAAGAGAATACTCTTTATCTAGTCTTCCTTCAGGATCTAAGAACAGAATCTTTCCTCCTTTACTCTGAGCTGCAGAACAAGCTTCTGACAATAAGGCTGTTTTTCCCGAACTCTCAGGTCCAAAAATCTCTACTATCTTCCCTTTAGGAATTCCTCCAAACTTACTTCTACCTCCTAAGATAGCCAAATCCAACAAGGTGGAACCAGTGGATAGTAAATCTTCATCATCATAACTATAGGAAGGAGGGGGGGTAGAGGAAGAAAATTCAGGGGTGTTATTCTCTTCCTCTACCTTCTTGGAAGATGAAGGCTTCTTTTTTAATTTTCTCATGATTAGTGTTTCTCCTCATACGATTCTTCACACTTATCATAGACAGGGCAATTATCACAATCATCATACGCATCTATATCATCGCCAAAGATATGACCAAAAGGGCATTCCTCTTCTTTTTTGTTTTTCTTTGTGCTTTTCTTCTTCCTCTCCAATCTCCTTTTTGTTCTTTCATCTACTACTGATTCTTCCTTTTCATTCTCATCTTCCTCAGATTCAAGCTCTTCTTCCTCGTATTCTTCTTCCCTCTGTTCTTCTTCTTCAAACGCCTCTTCAATGTTTATAGCATCCTCTATTTCTTCCTCTTCCTCCAATCCTTTGAAATCCCTTTCTATCTCTTCATATGTAGGGATGTGAATAATTTCATCAAGAACAAAAGCATCCTTCATTAATTCCTTAATATACTCTTTGTCTTCCCTATCAACAAACTGATACCCTGAATAAGAAGTACTTGTTGCCCCTACTCCATCTCTACTGAATGCAATACTCACCCCTACATCAGGATCAGGAAAGTAAATCATCCTTTGCTCTACCTTTCCATGTTTAGCTGGAATCCTAGCCAAGGAAATAAACTGCCTCTCAGCAAACCAATGGGCTACCTCCCAAATCTGCACTCCTTTAGCCTCCTCCTCAGGATTGTCCTGGCAGAAAATATTGTAGATTACTCTCCTTTTAGGTTGGAGACTCTTAACTAAATCTTCATCGTAATCATCTTCACTTTTTAACCTCCTTATCTCCTCACAGATAGGGCAAGGCTTCCCATAACTCCGCAACGGGCACACATACTGTGCATCCAGAACACCAACTCCTTGGTGCACCCATAAATCCAAAACATAGGTATCTTCTCCTTCTTCTGCCACAGGATCAAACTTGCCTGCCTTATAAGGAATTATGTCTATCAAATGTTGTCCTTTTCCACACTTCCAGAACTTTTCTGCAGGAACTGAGTCCTTAAAAATTGTTTTGAAAGAACCAAAAGAATCCTTGGTCTCCTCAGACCTTTTCATCCTCTCCTCAAACCGACTACGCAACCCTTTCTTCCTCATTTTCTTTCCTCCTATCTACTTTTACTTTTTTCATTGTTATTTCTTGTACCCTCTCATCCAGTAACCTAAAAAATGACAGAAACACTGCATGAGAAACTACCCTAAACCATAGGTAAGAACCCAAAAGAAACACAAGGAACAAAAAACAGTAATAAAGTTCCTCTTTCATCTTACTTACCTCCTTTCTTCCTTAACTTACTTCTTATCTCATCTCTTACTTTTTCTTCTCCTCCTTTCTTCGAATAAGGATCTGAATAATAAAGAGCAATCCATAGACGAACTTCGTTCTCCAAGGCTGACCTCCTCTGATCAAAAGCATCTTTAGCAGCAGAAAGTATATTTACATCTCTCTTTAAATCAATCAATTCTAATTCAAGTTTCCTTATTGACCCATCAAGAGAAAGAAGTGCAGAAACTGCTCCCTCAGTCACTTTTGCTAACCCATATTTACCAGGATTAGACCTTATATCTCTATCTACCTCTGCTTTAACCATTTCCAACTCTTTCATTTTCAAATCTCTATTTCTAACCGCATCTGCATACTTCTCTGCCCAATAAAAGTACCTAGCAGGTTGCTCTACCCATTCATCATCCAATGCATACTTGTCAATCGCTAACTGCTTTTTCAATTCACTGGCATCGCTCATACTTATTCTCCTTTCACCTTTATTATACAATTTCTTTCCAAAACACCCTTCAACTCCTTACCTTTTTCTCGAATGAAACAATCTTCCACAAGATAAAATTAACCCTTGTTTTCCTAAACTAAAATAATCATCCGCAAACGCTTCAAGTACAAACAACTCCCAAGAAAAATCCCTTTTCTTCTCCATCTTACCTAAGAGAACCTTACCAAAATAACCCAAAACAGCTCTTCTAACCTTTTCAGGATCTTCATCTATTTTACTCAGAATGTCAGCTACAGCAATAGAATCCCTAGAGTTAATTGCCCTGCATAAATCAATCACTGACATATTCTTAGAAGTAAGATCCTTAATAACTTCCAATGCTTTTTCAGAATTCATCCCTCTAACTTGGTCAAGGAAAACTAAAGCTTTCCTTGGACTACCTTCACTAGAGGCTACAATACTCCCTAGAACTTCTCTTCCTAACTCAAGATTTAAAAGCTGACAAACCCTTTTTAATAAAATCATCATCTTTTGTCTATTCAAAGAAGACACAGTATAAACAGAACATCTGGACTTGATTGTGTTTATCAGCTTATCAGGATCAGTAGTACACAACATAAAATATACATGCGAGGGTGGTTCTTCCAAAATCTTCAACAGAGCGTTCTGAGAATCACTTAACAGCAGATGGACTTCATCAAGTATATATACCCTAACATCTCCTTTCATTGGAGATAAAGAAACCTTTCTCCTTATCTCTCGAATAGAATCCAATGAACGAATCTGCCCAATATCTTGTTCAATAATATCCCATTCACTTGCTCCTAACTCTTTGGCCAATATCCTTGCCAAGGATGTTTTGCCGCATCCAGGAGGTCCAGTGAAGAGAAAAGAATGAGGAATTTTCTTTCTATCCCTTGAAAGAATGTTTTTCAAACTTTCTATTGTACCTTCATTCCCTACCATCTCATCAAAAGAGGTAGGTCTCAACTCTACATGTAGTCCCGGCATTTTTCCTCCTTTTACTGTCTACTTTAACTCGTACCAAGATTTATCTACCTCCCCAACACTTATCTCTACTTCAAAAGGAACAACTATCCAAGGAAAAGCATCAACTATATCTTTAGTCATAACCCTCTCAACTACCTCCTTTACTTCCTCTTCTTCAGAAGGATTAACATCACACATTATTTCATCATGAATCTCATAGATAACCCTTGAATCAAAATCTCTCCCCTTAAATTCATCATTTATCTTACACATCGACCACAATAAACAATGTGTGGCTGTCCCTTGTATTGGAGAATTTATTACTCTGTTCCTATTCATAACGCCTTTTCTTTTGAAACCAAAGAAATACTCCACATACCCCTTACTCAGGTAACTTTCCCATAGATTCTCTTGCCACTTCTTCATAACCTTAAACACTTTCCAAAATTCTTGTTCAACTCTCTTCACATGATTCTCAGACAATCCCAAACTCTTAGCAACAGATACATACCAAGAACCATAAAATTCAGGAAACACAAAACCATTCTTAGCATTGAAACGTTCTTTCTTAGTAACAGAAGAAATAGGTTTTCGATACAATTTGGCTGCCCATTCCTTATGCATATCATAACCTGTTTTCAAATAATCAATAAGAACAGGGTCTTTACTATAACAGGCCATTATCCTCACTTCAGCACCACTATAATCTGCACTAAGTAGCTTATGTCCTTTCCTTGGATAGAAAGCACGTCTTACATACTTCTTCGCTGTTTCTTCCCTCTTTGGAATATTCTGAAGATTTGGACGACTAGAAGATGTTCTATAAGTACGTACCGTGTGAATATCTATTGAAGGATATATTATTCCATTAAAACTCTCCCTCTCTATTTGTTTTATGTAAGTTGATTTCACCTTTTCCAACCTTCGTAATCTTAAAAGTTCCTTTGCCAACTCAGAATTATTCCCTTCCAATGCTTCTTTATCAACAGACGAAACTCCAGAACGAGTCAATTTAGTAGGGCGTTGTTTCATTATATCATAGAAAAGAACCCTCAAATCTTTTGTTGAGTTCCAATCCACCTCTCTTCTTTCTCTCTTAAGAAAAATCCGTGCTTCCTTAGAGGAGTCCAATTTACTCAACAACCTACTACATTTCCTTTCCAATTCCTGATAGGACTTGAGCAAATAATCTGTATCTACTCGAATCCCCCTGACCTGGAGGTCACACAACATTTTGGTAACTTCCATACTAAAATCCATAGCCCTTCGATCATCAGAGTTCATAAGCCTTTGCTGCTTCTTGAAAAGCAAATTCGTAAAGTAGGAATCTAAAGCATTATATCTACCTAAAACAGGAAAATCTACTTCCTCCAACGTGTTGATGTTAAATTCTCCTCTCCCTTTCATATGAGGAGCCACTTCCTCTTCATATCCAATATAACCAAAATTAAGGAACGTTTGAACTTTCAATCTCGTAGTCCCTGGTGCTTCATTCAATATGTGAGCCGCAATCATAGAATCCCACACCCAACCTTCAGGAACAACACCTAAAATATTCCTTGACCATATATCCTCAAATTTCACATTATGAGCCACTTTTTTAATGGAAGGGTTTACTAAGATTTTCTTCCACAAATTCTCAATTTCTTCTAACTCTTCCTTTTTCCAATGATTCCTATATTGAAAAGGAAAACAATAAGAAGTATTACCCTTACCAACCACAGATATCGTAAGAATTTTACTTATTCCTTTGAAAGGAAATAAGGAGTTGGTTTCATAATCAAAAACAATAGTCTTACATGAAGATAAATCCTTTAATAATACAATTACAT